TGTCCCAAACGGCGAAGAGTAAGGTCGATGTGTTGAGGTAGACCCAGCTCGCCGCCCGTGTGGTAGATGCGTCCCAGTTTTCCATGTCAAGGTGACCCTTAACATCGTAATAGCCGGAAACAAGAACGTGGATTACCCCGGTCGCTGTATCCAGCACTAAGCCGGTTTGCTTCTTTACCGTATCGATCGGAACTGTGTAGTTCGTAGCATCTCCAGTGACATTGGATTTGCTTGCTGCCATGTAGGCATCAATACCAACCTTGCCGGCCGGCTCTAGCCAACGCGGAGCACTCACCATCGCGCGAGACGTCTCCTCGATGTCGATAGCGTCCCGGTTCTGGTAATGAGCACCGACACTATCAAGCATCCCGTACTCGTTCCGGCTCCGGTAGACCTGATCCACATGCGCGTTGATCCCGGTTGGAGCAACCTCAGTGACCGCCAGCCCGTCGAGCAAGAAGGTCTTGGTCGCGCCGCAGACAATGCCACGGGCAAGACCGGCTGCCGTCTTGTCTAGGTCGCCAGCGTCAGGCGTTTCGTTTGCCGGGAGAACGCAGACAACATCTTCGTCGTATGAACGGATGCGGTGTGCGGCCCACCAAGCGTGAGCGTCGGGGTTGGAGACAATAGCATCCTCAAAGTGCGTAATCTCACCGATGGAGCCGCCGAAGGGTTGCTCGCTGGGTGAACCGTAGCTCGCATTCACAACCGCAGCACCAACACGGAAAGTGTTTGTACCGCTTGGAGCCATCGAATTGACGAAAAGACTATTCCCATCAAAGCCCATGAACTCACCGTCAAGCCAGCAGAAAACCCCTTTGCCCGGACGAACTAGGACTGCCAGCGTATGAACGCGATCTGGCTCGTCGTTTAATTCCGCGACAGTAGGACCGAAGGTTAGTTCGATGCCCGTTGTTGACCCGCCACTATCATAGACACCGACTGCCATTCCACCCGTCCCACAAAGAGCGTAGACACGTGAGGTGTTGGCGCTTGTATCGTGCCAGTTGAGAATGTAGTTGTTCGATGCGTTGAGGGTTCCATCCGACCGGAAATCAACCGCAAAGCCGAACGGGTCCGAGGCGTTGTTGAAGACGTTGCTGGAGACTTCCGCATAGTTCGAGGCGTCAAAGCCTGACACCATCTGCTTTGTGCTGGTGCCGTTCGCCGAAGCGATTGTTAGTCCGCCACCAGTGTGTGTCAGCGTCGTGCCGTCAGGGCCGCGATCCGCCGTAATGCTATCGACAAACCAGCTGCTCTTATGGTTACCAGCGCGGGCAATGCACCGGCTGCTGTCCATGTCGAAGCCAACGCTGCTATTCGGAATGTCACGCGCCGGGTTATGCACCAAGCTAATGCCCTCAGCAGAACCGAAAAGAAGTGTGTCCCGACCATTGCTTGCAGCGAAAGTTTCGCCACCAAAGAAGCGAGGCCAGCTGTTGTTGACGGCAAGGCCCGCATTCCCCCAATCATCAGCGGAAATATCGGAAGCAAAATCTGACGTTTGAACAACCTGATTTGTTGTTGGGCTGGTTACATAATTAAAGTACCCACCAGTAAAACCAACGGCATACATTGCGCCGCCGTTGCCGCCGTTGTTTTGGTTGTGTACGCCGCGATGGTTCTCAATAAAGGCTACATCAGTGCCGGCGCCGTATTGGCCGCCGATAACTGGAACAAGGCCGTTGCCGACAACAGGGTTGTCAGGACCGCCTACGCCCACCGCAAGTGCGTGGATATCATTATCGACAAGACCGCTTCCGGTATCGCGCAGCCGTTGCGTTGGAGCACCATTGCGGAAGTCAAGAAACACATACCCCGCCGTAGTGCCTACCACGACGACAGCATGCCCGGCCGCAATGCTGGTCAAAGTCTTGCCGCCTAGCTGCGAGAAATCCGAACTAGTGTAGGTCTTAAGCGTTGTACCGTCGCGCCAATCAACCGCAAGCAAGTCAATGTCGCCAGCGTTCTGGCTGGCGATCCAATCGAGGTTGCCATGCTTAGGCCACCAAGAAAGAGTGCCGTTAATGACCTTAGGGTTATGTGCTTGCAAGTCAAAGTAGCGAGCCTCGAAGAAGTCTTCCAGCCAGCGTTGCTTTGCCAGCTTTGTAAAGTTTGCGTTGGTCGAAGTAATCGCATTGACGGCAGCAAGCGTAAGGCTGTCCGCCGTCACATCACTAAATGTAGGGTCGTCTGTTGTGTCTAAACCAAGGCTTGCCCTTGTGGGCTTAACAACAGGTGAAAGCATTTGGAACTGAGTTCCGTCATACCCACAAACGACAAAATTGTTTGCAGTAATGTCCCCAGCAGCCAGCGCAGCTCCACGGAACTGAACAGTCTTTGCTCCAAGGCTATTCACGTTGAGAGTAACGGCACCCGTGTTTGTCCCGCCTGCTTTAAACGTCACGATATCGCCAGCTGTGTAAGCTGTACGAGCCGGGTCAAGCGTTAGAGTAATCGTGTTTGTGCCAGACGAAGTAGCATGACGATCCTGGTCTAGATCTTCTGCAAGAGCCTCTAGGGTCGCTCGAGCAGCAGCAGCGCTAGTGTCATCAACCAATGTTGCGATAAAAGGCGTAACGGCTGTCCCTGTAAGCGTAGTGGTGAAATTTACAAGCGCATCGGCACTAGCATTCCAACCAACAAAGGCATTTGCCTCGGGAACCGGCATAATCGTTGAAACAGCATCAGCTGTTTCTTTGTCCAGCTGCATCGATCGATCAACGTCACGACGAAGATCCTGGGCAATCAAAGTCAGCTTATCGAGAGCCCCTTCATGGGTTTCAGCTGCAAAGGCATCGTTTGCAACGTAATCGACGGCCTGGGTTGTCGAAGTCGATCGCTCAATAACCAGTTCTTCCGTTGATGCGGGTGCCGTAATCATCTCGACATTACCGCCACTAACATCGCCAGCATTCGTTACTGTGTAATGAGTTGTCAGGGTCTGAAGTGTCTTAGCGCCCGTTGCTGTCGTAACCAGCCAGACTTTAAGCTCGGAGTCCGTGTTGATTTTAAAGCTATAGGCAAAGGTCGTGGTGACACCGTTGCCGGTGTATTCCATGCGGGAAATTGTAGTTGTTACAGTCATCCTTTGGTCCTATCGCGCTCTATTTAGAGGATCCGAGGCCTCATTTAGCCTATCAAAGTTTTGTCTTGTTCTCAGCATATCTCCAAAATGAAGATAGAAGATGGTTCGTCCTGGAATCAAACCCATAGCATCTCTGCGGGTTTGATAGTCAATGTTGCCTGTTATCACATCTGCAACGACATTGCCGGCCTTGCCTAACGTCGAAAAGGTCGGAGAGATCTGGCCTAGCTTATACCGGGACGAATAGTTCGCATCTTCGCCCTGACCGATAATCCGACGAACGCCAATTCGGTTGTCCGTGATTGCCTCGATCATGTTGTTTGCCTGAAAGTACCAACCAAGCAAACCTGACTGATCGATTCCATCAACGATAAACTTGTCGAGTTCGAACTTGCTTTCTTGATTGTGCTGACGATCGCGAAGTTTTGATACCATTCCACCAAAAAAGACCATCATCATTGCGCCATGCAACTGAGCGGCGTCTTTGTACTGGATGCCAGGCACTAAAACTTTATTCGCAGCAGCAAAACCGAATGATTTGTACTGGGCGACAAGTCGCCCGAGTGTGCTATGGGTCCATAAGGGCTGATCGCCTGCACCTGGCGTAACAACTGTCGCATCAACATCTCGAGCTAAGGCTGCCCGGTAGATTGTTTGCATTCGTTTAGCAGTACCAGGCTGCCAGCCAGGTAGATCTTCCCAAAGCTGTGTGTTTGGCATTCGCACATCTTGGACAGTCTCGCCGTATTCTTTGAATAGCTGAGCGATTTTCCGAGCATCTCCACTGTCAATGCCGGCTGAAAGGAGCCTCGATTGCCCTTTTTTGCCAAGCTTGCCATTTGACCAGCTAAGCATGTCACCGAGCATCTTGTGGGAGATCACAACGCCACTAGCTTGCTTAATAAAGGCGTTCCAAGGAGACAAAAGGTTCGCCACAAAAAAACCATTGGTCAGGTAGCCCATCGCTGACTCAGCCCTGGTAAACCGAGGCGGGAGATCCTGCATTCCTGTCAGACGCATTCCTGTGGTCTGAAGGACCATATCTAAGGCTGTGCCAGCCAGCTTAACTTCGTTAGCAGCCGCTTTAGCTACCTGGAAATTGGTCGTTGCCAGGTTCATTGCCTTAAAAGTGTCTTTAAGACCGCCAGCCATGATTACTCGGCCCATATCGGTCAAAGAAGCAAATGTAGCCCCACCAAGCATCAAAAGATTGTTGATATCCATTGCAAGGCGAGCTGTCCGACTGGCAATGCCATAAGGGTTCTCAGGAAGCCCGTAGATGCCCCTTAAAATGTCTCGCATGGCCTCGATGGCCTCAACGTCCTTGGCAGCCCTATCAGCGATTTTAACGCGCTCTTCTGGGCTCTGAGCCTTCTTTATAAGGGAGTCTCGCTCAGCATTGATCGCCTGGATCTGATCGGCCATGTCAACACGGCCAAATTTACGCGCCAGCTCAAGGTCAACCGCAGCAACACGGACGTAACTGCGAAGAATGTCATCAATGTCACTAATCAAGAAGTCCTCAAACTTGGACTCATCGATATCCAGCTTTCTATTTTGGAAGATTCCTCTGGGGCCAGATTCATCCAGACCCTCAACCGCACGGCCAGAATTGATAATTGCATCAACCTGGGCGGTAATTTCCTCCTTGTCAGGCTTTAGACCACGGCTATTCTGATCATCGATGATGTCTTGAATCACTTGCGATCGACGCCTAAAGACCTCAGCCGTATTCCACATCCGAGGAACGTAGTTTACGCCTAACTGTTCTCTGGTCAGCAGGCCAAGCCCAATAGCATCGTCGGCGTAGTCATCAAACATCTGACGCACCAGGGACGTAGCCTCATTTACTTCAGGCAGAACGTGGGCTTTGCCAGACCTAAGCGAGGCCGTAACTTCACGACGAAACTCAGCCACCGAAAGATGGTCCCGGCGCTTGTTCGTAAGATCCGCAAATCTGTCTCGAATAGCAGAAGAAAACAGGATCTTGGTGTCATTCTTAGCCCTGGTTCGGTACTTTAGATAGTAATCGTTGATTTCTCCTAAAATTGTAACCATTGCGCCTTGGTGACGCTTTGCCAAAGACTCAACGGCTTGCGGAGACTTCCGGCCCTCAAGATTGGCTTTCTTCAGGGTGTTGTTTTCTACTAGCTGCTCAGAAACACGCGCAGCAGACCGTAAAGGAGAATTGCGGGTTCTCGGCCCCGGGAACATAAATTGCTGAGCTGAGTCAAGATAGCTCCAAGTCGGGACATCACCAGTCTCAGCCCTGACAGGCGCAGCACCACGGGTGCGGCTTGCACCACCAACACCAGGTGAAAAACGCCTAGAGCCAGGCGGCTGGAACTCAATCTGCGGAATGATGTTCTCATTCCCACTAAAGAGCTTAGGCGTCCCTGACATCTCGCTGTGCACTGCCGTCGAGATATCGTCAAACTCTCTAGCCGAAATGCTTGTCCGATACTTACCAAACGACATCACGCCAAACGTCGCTGCGCTAATGGCAGTCCCAGCAAAGATGTTTGCAATCGACTGATTTAGGGTTCTATTTCCCTGAGTTGCCTGAAGGATTGCTTCTGTCGAAACGCTGCTTTGAAGCCCAACCTTGGCTCCTGACTGAACGCCACGGATAAAGGTCTTCATTGCGCCAAGCTCAGCAACCAATGGACCGCCAAAAAGCAAATTCACAGGGTCCGTCACGCCGGCAATGGCCTCACCAAACAAACGAGTACCCGTGCTTGACTGAGAAAGAATCAGCTGGTCTCGCTCACGATTCTTAAAGTTCCTGACAATCGCAGCTGTCTCTGAAGGAGATCGGCTGTAGGTAACGTCACCAAGTGCACCAACAGGGACAATCGGATCATCAAAAGGATCGTAGCCCTCTACGTACTGCCCAAAGCTATAGTCAGTCCGATTGCTTTGAATAGAGCCAAACGTATTCTCGAGACGCATTGCAGCCCCAACCGTCTCTCGTAAGGTTGGCTTCCAGTCGAGATCGAACTTCTCCCAAAACCTCTCTCGGGAGACAACAAAATCGTCTGTGTCAAAAACCTGTCCCATTATTCCTGAAACTCAGGTGTGATCTGATTTGTGTCGATCTGAAGCTGCGGAAGGTTTAGGCCAGCACTAGACGCCATGTTTTCAATAAGACCGTCAAAGGTCTGGGAAATCGGGCCAAAGTACTTTCTCTTAAACTTGCCGACTCTAATCCTACGTTCAGCGTCTAGCTGTCCAGGCTCCGTATCTGGCGTAAACAACAGCCGGGTTTGCTGACCATTCTCAGGGTTTGTGCCCCACATGGTTCGACCCTGAAACAGAATCTCCCAAACAGGTTTTCCGTTACGCATCTCAACAAAGTCTAGGGTGATATCCCGACCAAGCATCGGCACTTTGCCGTCTTCGTCAAAATCAACACCCTCAATGCCACGAAAGGTCTTGAAACCTAAATTCTTAGGCGTTTTATCTGTGGGAAGTCCGAAAATGCCAGTGAATTGAACTCGGATATCCCTATCGCTAAGCCTGCGAATAATGCCGTCAGTAGTACCTAAAAGATCAGGGTTTTCTTTAAGAAATTCTACAAGAGTCCGACCCGCCTGTACCTCTAGCGTAATGCCAGAGCCAAATTGACGCCAATTCTCGTTATACAGACCAAGGCGATCAAGCCTTACCTGTCCACCAGAAAAGTCTCGCTGATAGCGTGAAGCAACATTCTTAACCGCAAGATCTAGCGCAGCCTCACGATCCATGCCGCCACGAATGTTTTGATAAACGTATTGCTCTGTTACGCCGAGAAGGAAATTGATCTGCTTTTGCGTTGCCCCAATATCAGAAGGCCTGTCAGGAATGTCCTTAAAGAACAACAATATCCGTTTGTTGAGCTCAGCTGTCAGCTTGTCTTCTGCAATAGAGTTTTCGCCCTGCTCTCCTTTTTCAAAGAGATACGCGCTCTGATTAAGCGATAGCCGGGCTGTTTTTGAAAACTCATCAACATTGCGGCTGAGGCGAATCATCTCACCAATTCGACCACCAAGCATCGGTGGTGAAGCAGAGTCACCATCCGTGGCGTTGTAAGTATCAACGAGGGTTTGTACTTGCTTAGAAAGATCATCCCTAAGCGTTGGCTCTGCCTCTACATACTTAGACAAAGCGCCAATAGCCCAATAGCGCCTGACATCGGCTTCGGGGTCTTCGGTCAAATCAGTTGCAAGGCTCTGAATGCCGTTCAGCACATAAGGCGGCAAATAGCCAAACGTCTCAACAGCTTCCAGGCCAATCAAGAAGCCCGAACCAAGGGCAACAGATCCAGCATCATCATTGCCGAGGAAGTTATCGACAATCAGATCTCGCATCTGAATGTTTTCGTCGGGGTCCAAACCCATGTTTTGTTGCAAGGCAATAGGTGCTGCCTGCTCAAAGAATTGCTCATCGACAACCCGAGCTATTTCAGGGTCATTGTTGGCATTAACAATCGCATTACCCTTTAAGACCCTGGAATAAATCTCCCTGTCATCGATGTAATCCAACCGAGCCTGACCAGCTGCACTAAGTGACTCCATCCACCGATCGATAAACGGGATCTCTTCGTCAGATGCCCGGTTCATCTCCTTGCGAAAAAACTCAATGATCCTGGGAACATCTGCACGTTCTGCAACAGAAAGCTCACGGCGAACGTATGCGGCTTTACCAGCAACGGTCAGCTCAGCTCGCATACCAGCTAACTTGCCGGCTGAAAACTCAGGATACAGTTTCTCTAGGGCATCGATGTTATTCGAAACTGCATTAAACTTGTCTTCGAGGGCTTTTGCATCAACTGGCTGTTGAGGGTCAAAATTACCGGCAAGAGACGTTACGGCACTGACCGCTGTATCAAGAGACGCAAAGTCTGCATTAAACTTCTCTTTCCGAAGCGCCTTAGCTGCTCGGGCTTCTGTCTCAGCACGATTGTATAAAGCGCCGCCGTCTTCAGTTGATAGAAACTGAAACTGATCGATACCACCAGCAACAACGCTTTCTGGGTCTAGCTCGATCTGTCGAGTGTAATACTTTCTCTCAATGGCCTGTTTGGCCTCAAGGTGCATTTCGTCGGCTCGTTGCCGCCCAACAATCGGAACCGCGTTTTCAATCGTATCTGTCAGGTTTTGTAAACGCACTCGAGTGGCAGGATCTGCAAAACCACCCTCAGCCGAAGCCTCAGCAACCTGTTCGGTCAAAGCCTCGATGCGGGCCGG